CATCAGCATTTGCTTTTATTTCTTGAAGACTTCCAAAATAACTACTAGGGTCTCTTGGCACTATTACAATGTTGCTTATATTTGTAGCCAATTGTTGCATTATGTAAGCACTTAGTTCGCCCCAGTAAAATGTTTCGCCAAAGTCCCAATTTGTTAAGGAAAAATATTGATCAATAGCTGCAATGATTTGAGATTTTAAATCATTATTATTTGTAACTTTTTCATTATTTTTTACCACTTTAAAAACTGCTTGCATTTTTGACTCACTTATTTTTCCAAATAAAGGTTTAAAAACTACTGGATGATAAATTAATTCATCACTAATAGATTTAATTTTGTTTATATCAGTACTGTATGTTCTATACAATAAATCACTACTCGGCGGAAGCGGTGCAGTTGTTAATACTCCTGAAAGATATAACCTATAATTAGTATTATACTGCTTGGTTAATAGATACATATCTATTATATTAGTTGAACTAGGATCAATTCTTGTATTTTCATCAGTGGCATGTACGTATTGAAATTTAAGGTTATTTCTTCCAGTATATGCGTTATAATTATAGTTATCGGTAAGTGTTTTAGTTGTACTATTCAAATTGTAAAATAATCCTAGTGTCGTTGTATAAAATACAGGATTGTTTTCTGTTAGTGTATTAATACTTTCATAATCAGTAACTATTATAATATTTTCGATTTGTTGATCAACATAATCATAACTTTCACTATTATTCTTTGTTATTTTTTTAGTAAACACATACTCAGTTGATTTAACTATTTTTTCAAATAATTCAATATCGTCAACTACTCCATCATCGTCGGAATCAGAAAAAGTAATTTCTAATTTTTTATTATTAATATAACCATCGTCATTATAAAATGATTTTGAAACTTCCCAATTAAAATCAGTTGTATAAGCTAACGTATTAGTCGAGGCATTAACATCATTATTAATACTTAATACGCTAATAGTATCTTTAATAAGTTTTCCTGTTTTTGAATCGTATATTTTTTTATTTTGGTCAAAGAAAAATTTAACTTCATTATAACTTTCAAAAATATAGCGAAGAGATCGGTAACTTACATCATAAGTAGTTCCGTTTGTTTCAAAAAGTAATATCCAGCTTGAGTCTAATGACTTACTAGTTGTATCGCCTGCTGCCGATGTACTAAAATTATTAACAAGATTTAAATCATCTTGTAGAATAATTTTCCATTGCTTGGTGTTTCTGTCATATCTTAAACCAAAAGTTTTATATGAAAATATTTGGTTTATCATTTCTACTTTAGTTAATGCTGTTAATGTCCTTACAAATTTTGGTTTAATTTCTGATAATATTGCTCCATTTGGAATTTTATCATTTAATGTAATTGGTCCAAGACCTGTGGTTGTATTAGTTTTTCCATCAGTGTAAATACTTACTACCTTTGTCCATTTATAAGTAGAAGATCCTGCGTGACTTGCAGGGCCGGCCATCAATGTTCCATCTGGCATAAAATGGTATCCTTCTGGTGGAGTAAATTTAACCATAGCACCTGACTCAAAAAATCTTAAAGTACTTTCAGTATATGAACCTACAACTACAGCTATATCAGTAGAATCAACAATTTTACCTGTAGACCGATTAGTTTCTGTAGTAACTGATGACCATGTTAACCCTATTAATTGATAGGACTGATTTTGAAAATTATCTAGATAAAAATTTCTTACATTTTTATCTTTTAAAATAGATGATATTCTATTTTCAATTACACCTTCGATATCTGTACGAGTAACAAAACTAAACATTTCTTTTTTTGTTATGTTTTCCTTGTATAAAACGCCATCTGAACCAAAAATTCTTGTATTACTATATTTTCCAGTTGCATCAACTAGATCATAATTACGATTTATTCCGCTAGCGGTTCTATTAACTGCTTTAGATTTTATAATATCTTGACTTATACCCAAAGGACCAATATTATAATCTTCACCAGTAATTAACCTATTTTGTGTATAATAAGTACTTGGAGCATTATCACGAATACTATCTGAAGTTTCTGAACTAGATGCATTACTTACTGTACTTTTTAAGTCTAAATTTATTGTTAAAGTTTCTGACCTGCCAATACTACTAATATATGGCAACGAGACCGAAACATTACTAATATTTGCTGGTAATATTGTAAAATCTCTGTTTACACTAGTTCTGTAATATATTCTAAAAGTACCTTTTGGTAAATCACCAAAAACACCATCAGAAAAACGCAAGCTTATTCTATCGTTAATTCGAGTAACAACAGAATAAAAAGACTTTATTCCTTTGTTTAAACTATTATAAACAACATTATTTCCTTCAACAGCTTCAACTTGTGTCCATAATTCTTGTTCATTACCATTGGAATCTAGCTTGTATAGCCATATATCTGATTGATTTATATTTTCAGCATCAATATCAACTCTTTGGTTTGGCACTGGATTATCAATTACAAATTCTCCTCTTTGTAATTGTCCTTGTACAAAATTAAGAAAGAATCCTGTATTAGAACTAGCAGCACCTTGGCCATTATCTCTATACAAAAAATTCATACTGCTAGATAATGTAGGTGCTGACTCGATAATTTCTGAGTCTTTGATTCCGGTACTTACTACTTCAAAATCTAACGACTGACTGCTTACTGCTTTGCTAAATGCATAAACTGGAATTCCAACCTGTGCTAGATTAAATGCATATTTCTCTGTAGGAATATTAGCTACATTAGCAAATTCCATCGGCTGTCCAAATTTATTTTGTGTCATCATTGCTGCATTTAATACACGAACAAATTGTTCAAACCAGTCTCGATTTGTTGGATCGTTCCATGCAATTGATCTGCCACTTAAATTATTAGAATTTGAATCAACTACATTTTCTGTAGTAGATATACTTGTAAATTTTAATAATCCTTTAGCTGCTTGATTTCTTTTTGGACTATAAGATAACAGTCTGGCTAAGCGTAGTACACTTTCTCTACGTTCGGCTAATTCAATAAAGTTTTCTCTGGCATTAAGATCAACACGGAAACTAATATTTTGTCCAAGAAAAGCCACCATATCAATTAGTGCTAGATATTCTGAACTTTCAATATAATCATTAAAATCTTCAGGATAGTTAGTACGAAGATAATCAATCATAGTTCTTCTTAGATTATCAAAATCATAGCTTTTAAAATCAGCAAATTTAAAACTTTGATAGACTCGTTTCCAGTCTTCGGCTGCTAATAGTCTAGTTTGTCTGTCAGTTGAGGACATGTGCGCTTTCCTTAATTATACAGTATTTATGTGTATTAGAAAAGTGCGTGTTTAAATTAACCCATTGTCTCTATCAAATTCTAACTGTAAAAATTCACTAATATTATATTCTAAATATGTTACTTCAAACTCAACTTGTATTCCTGACTCGTATGAATCAACATTAATAGCATCAACAGTTACTCGGGGATCTGATCCTACAATTTCTGTTAGATTTTGTATAATAGACTGCTTTAGTGTATCAGTAAATGGCTCATATAATACATCCCATATTATGTTTCCAAATTCTGGATTTTCTAACTTTTCACCTATTCGAATATATAAGTGGTTTAGTATGTCTTGTTTTATTATTGCAACATCAAATTTTTTAAATTCTTTATTTTCATCAACAGTACTTAGACCTCGATATGACCTATTAGCAATAGGTTTGTTAATCGGTGAAACTGGTTCAACTTGAACCAATTTATATAAGTTTTTTTCTAATGTACTCATTCTATATTTACCTTATATTTTTAGACTTTTTATAGTTTTTTCTAACTCTTCAGCTGTTGCAATTAGTCCTTTTGTTTCTACTTTTGCTAAACTTACAAATTTTTCAATCTTATCTTTATTATTATCAAGTATGTCTTGTGCAGAACTAGCCAGTTGTTTTAGATCTTTATCTTCTAAATTAATTACATTAAATGGTGCTAGTTTAGCTAATTCACTAGCAGCTTGAGTAACTGCTATTCCTCCGGATAATTTATTTGAAAGCAACGAAGTAGGGTCCGATAGTGATTTTATTTTTGAAGTAACTGACGAGGCAGCATTAGATATGTTTGAAGATACAGCAGAACTTGTACTTGATGAAACAATCGACGACACTGAGGACGCAGCACCTGAAATTGAATCAGGTACCCTTGAAGATATAGCCGAAGCAGCACCTGAAATTGCTTTAGACATGTTGCTAAATGATTGTGTTATAAGTTCATCTGGTATTTGCGCCGAACTATATGCTACTGTTTCATTTTGTGATGAAAATCTTCCAGCTGCTGCATCTATTGCATCAGTTCCTGACAGTCCTCCGGTAACTTCTAATTTTTTAACTAAATCAGCTGCTTGAGTTTCTGTTAGATTGGATACACCAGGATCATCAGTTGCTACTGTGCCTGCTTGCAACGACTGTGGTCCGGTACCATTAATTAAGATATCTTTTATTTTTTCACCTACACGAAAATCATATCTATCATCAAGTGGACTGATTACATTATAACCATATGGATTTCCTGGTGAAGGTAATGATCCTTTAGGTCCTGGCATATTTTGATGTTTTTGTCCTCTGCGGCGTACACCTCCCATTGCTTGAATTTCGGCTTGTGTTAATGGTGAGAAACCTTCAGGCAAATATGATGCTGCATTAGCAATATCAACTTTGGTAACTTCTCCAGTTCCGCCGTTTTTAATATCAATTAATCCAGCTAAAAATGCATCTGCTTTTCCGTGTGCTGCATTAAGGCCATCGCCTGCATAATAACTTTGTCCTTTATTTACTATACGACGGTGACCTTGAGCTCTAAATGGCATCGGAACACTTGCAAATTCTTTTGCAAGATGTACTTGAAAATTAGCAGAATTTTCTTGAGATGAATAAGAATTTCCTTCGTGTATCAAAGATCCAGCTTTCCATTTATCCAATCGACGTATTGACTTCAATCTTAATAAAATTAAATAATCTTGTATATCAGGAGTAAAAATTGTTCTTTCAGGATCAAGCTTTGAAATCTTAACTACATCTAGTAGTGTATTTTTTATAAATTGATAACGACCACATGCTGTAGATTTAAAACCTGATCTAATTCTTGAAATTTGAAAATCTTTAACCTGTTTGAGAGACATACGAATTAAATTAGGCTCTGTTGTACTTGGCCAAAGTGCTGTATAAGGGTCTCCGCGAACACCAGTTGATTCTCCTTTTGCAATTAATGATAATAAGGCTTTATCCTGTTGTGTTATTTCAATAGTAGTGCTCATATTTTTTCCTTATTTTATATATTTTTTTAATAACAAGTAAATTGTGTAACAAACAAACAAGTACGCTGTTGCTACACCTACGTCTATTAAATGTTCTCGCATATGATATATAAATTCTATACCTGCTTGTACATCGCCCATATTGTCTGTGCTTTCGTTAATAGTTACGTTTTTTGTCCCTATGTTACCATTGACTGTTTGCATCATCATTGACTCTAAATTTTGTTCTACTGGGCCGTCTAGCGGCACTGTGTGACTACTCATTATTACTCCTTTACTATTGTGGGCCGGGTGTGAATGTTCCATCTTGATTATTTTCATTGTGCTGTACATCACTAGCAACATAATCATCTGATGTATCTCCGTATGCTGCTTCGTTGTACTCGTCAGGAATAAAATCAGGTGTGTTACTTTTAGTTGGAGGAAGAGAAGGTATTTCGTTATTTGCTAATTGTTCTTTTAAATCATAAGATCCGCCTTCGGCTTTAGCAGCACTAAAATGCATCGCATTGTTATACTCAGTTGCATCGCCTCCCCATCCAAGCCCATGTTTTTTAGCAAGTTCGCTAACGTTTTTAGGCATGTCAGTTGGCAGTTTTGTTCTTTTTGGTGAATAATAACCATTTGTTTCAGGATTGATATCAATAGCAGCACCAATAGAATGATAATTGTTAATAGGATGGCTCAATGCATTTTTAGTAAAAATTCCGTGTATTTCTTTTATTAGATAGCCAGTAGCTTCAAGATCATTAATAAATCCCTGGAATGCTGGAACAAGTACTTTAGCAACCAATGCAGACGGTCCTGATTTAGTGTCTACGGCACCGACTCTATCTCCCTGCTCTTCTGGTATCTTAACTGTTCCTTGGGTAGTTCCTTTGGCTGTTGAAGTTGCACCATCTTGTCCTGTTCCTGGTGCTGGATCGTATACGTACCCCGAAGTTGAACGACCTATTGTATTTCTTAAAAATGTATCAGGAGTGAGAACTCTATCATTTGACGGTAATTCGCCAGGTGATTCTCTGTCGGTTTTGGCTTTTTTAAACGCCTGTGGATTCATGTTTTCATGATGTGTCCACGGTTCGTGTTGCGGTGCTCTTGTGAGTATTGACTGATATGGTACAGCCTTTGATGCTCCTGGTAACATATAAGGCAAAGTTACAGTTGTTAATTTACTAATGGGCTGGGCATCTGTTGGCTCTGTTGCATCGATTGCTGGACTAGCTGTTGTTCCAGCAGTCCCGTCGGCGCCAGCAGTAGCTTGGCCTGCACTATTTAAATGTACGTTTGTTCCAGCTAATGCAATATTTCCACTTGACATTAAACTAAGTTTGCCGCTGCTATCAAAATGCGAAGTACTGCCTGATTTTAAATTAAATGTTCCAGTTGATTTAAGATGTAACGAACTACTAGAATCTACATTAAATGTTCCAGTTGATTTAAGATGTGTACTGGTTCCTGAATCGGCACAAAATGTTCTTGCTGCACTATTAATAATTGACATTCCTGATTTTTGATATATTGATCCAGCTGCATCATTGTACATAAATGCTCCAGATTTATTATATGTACTATTTCCGCTTGTATGATATAAGCTTTGTCCAGCAGTTTGATGAAAGGCACTGTCAGCTTTTTGAAATATGTTTGTCGATGAATGCAGATTATAATTATCACTAACAGTAGTTTTCATTTCCTGTTTAACATTAATATCATATGTTCCTAATATAGTATGTTTTGAGTCTGCACCAGTGTGTATTTCAGTATCGTGTGTGCTTTCTAAACGGATCCTACCACTTGGTGCTCCATTTTCAATAGCATTTCCATCACTCGACCTAGCAGATGCTTTGATGTTAACATTACGACCAGCTTCAACATTAAAATCTCTTTCAGCTGTAAAATTAATATCATTATCACTCATTACGGAAATACTATCTTGTGCATGTATATCAATTTTACCATCTGATGATAATTCAATCCAAGCTGTTCCTCGAGAATTAGCAATGTAAATTAAATCTTCAGAATTATGTAATAATATTTGATGTCCTGTTCTAGTTCTTAAACGAATTAGTTCGTTTTGAGGAATAGTATCGTCGCCATCAGTTTCGTCATTTTCTCTACTTAGATATTCAGGTGCATGATCTGATGCATGAAAGCGTCTAACAAACTTATCATCGCCGTCGTCCATTACAAACGAACTTCCGCCTAGTCTACTTCTAAATACATCTGCAGCCTGATCTTTAGTTCCCCGTTTTCCTGTTGGCGAGTCTATTCTTTTATCTAACGGACCGGGTGTATTAATACCAAACACTGCACTTGGTACTTCGCGCCTTGCACTTGATGTAGTAGTTCCTCTTGATTCGTCATCTAACAGTCCTTGAATTTCTAATATTTGTGTAAAATCATAGTTATACGGTTTAGGGTATAATGTTGGGTCATATTTATCAGGTGTTACTGTATGCTTATTGTATTCTCCAACTGGTAATTTTTTTCCAATTAGTTCAGGCGGAGTTCCAGGTGTAGTAAGTTCAGTGGCTGCATATCCTCCCGGAACCATAAAATTCATATAATCGTCTGGTATACAGGCAATCCAATATCCATAATCGGCATGTCCTTCTGCAAAAATTACCAGCACTAACGTACCAATGTCAGGCGGGACCATCCACATACCATAACTTTGTTGTGTACTTCTATAATTATCGTCTCCAGATGAACTTTCTAACGGTGTAACACCATAAAAAGGAGATGCATATTTTACAATACGTGTTTCAGATTCTTGCGAATCTCTATTTCCTGAGTTACCACTGTAGAGTAACTGAACTTTTAAAGATCCCATAAAGGTTTGATCAAGGTGACCTATAACTTTAGCAACAAAAGGTCCGCTGCCAATGCTGCTTGGTATTTTATGAGAGGTACGTTTAACTTGGTTTGACATATTAATTAAATACCTTTATTACATTATTTTTAAGTTGATTAAGTTCTCCAGAAAGATTTTTAGTAGCAAAGTCTTCTGCAGTTGCTTTTCCAAGGTTTATTAATTCTTCAATTGGCTGAGATTCTAATAATTTTGGCGCTAATGATATATCATCAAATATTTGACTATGTTTTTTTAATAAATCTCTTTGTAAATCACCATATGTTTGTGACAGACCTTCAAGTGCCTGAGGTATTTCACTTAATCCTCCAATTACAGCACCATCAATTGATAATTTTGCTTTCTCTAATGCTGAGCCAATTCCTTGTGGAAATTGACTTTGTAAATCAGTTGTTGCCTGCTGTAATGCAGAGTTTATTCCCTTAGGAAATTGACTTTGTAAGGCAGAAGTTGCTTCTTTAAGTTGCTGTACTCCTAAATCAGGATTAACCCAAGGCTTTGCTAAATCAGGATTAACCCAAGGCTTTGCATTTTTTATTAAATCGCTAGCGTTAGTAGCAGATACTGCGCCTGCTAAATCTGACGATACTTGTTTAAGTGCCCGACTTGCATCAGGAATATTTTGTACCATTGTGCCAAGGTTAGGTATATCAATTCCTAACTTTCCTGAAAGTCCCTCAATTGAAGACAGAGAATTTCTTAGATTATTTTGAATTTGTAAACCAACATCAATTAATTCTTGTGATTTGTTTAGTATTTCAATAACCGGAGCTGCTGAAATTTTTTCTAACTCTTGAACATTAATTTTTCCTAGGCCAAGATCAGCAAATAAGTTAGATGCTGCATTACCAAAAAACGACGTTGAAATTGGATTATTAAACACCCTTCTGTTTTCAAGCATGGTTGGAATAAATTTAGGATCAAGACTTGAAGTAAAATTTTCAATTATTGAATTTGAAAATTCAACACTACTATCACTTTGTCCTGGGCGCCTTAACAACTTTAATGTTTGTACAAACTGTCCTTTTGAAAGAGCTGTACTAATGGTTATAACCTTGTACACACCATTAAACGCATTATTTGGATCTATTTGTAGTGTATTTCTTAAATTATAATCGATAGCACTGTTAAAACGTACAAGAACATCAACTTCGGTTGATTTTGTGTTTATAGTTCCATTAGCAGTTGTAAATTTATTTGAAGCAAATCTTTGATTTCCTGCATCATTATCTAACAAATAATACGGATCTCCCCAAATTGTTAAATCTAAAACAATATTTTCAATATCACTGTTCATAACCAACGATTGAAATTGTTCAGCTACAATCTTCTTATCAGTTTTTTTTGACGAGCCACCTTTTATTTTTGCTCCAGTTTCTAATACTGGTTCACTTCTTGGTAAAATTCTCCCGGCAGCTTCTTCATACCCGTCAGTTACTTGTAATACATCATTTTGACTAATTGCTGTTTGTTCTTCTGAAGCAACACCAGCTTTGTGTTTGTCTTCAGTTGCTTGAGTATCAATCATTGGTCTAAAAAAACTATTGTCAATTTTAAATTCAAAATCTAATACATCAATATTTTTACCTGTGTATGTATAACTATAAGATTTGACACAATTTTGTATTAATTCATCATAATTTTGTTCATTATTACTATCAAAAATTCCATAATCCATCTGATAAGGAATTACAGCAAATATAAATTGATATGCCGGACGTCCAGCACCATTGTCGTCACTGATAATTTTTAAATGGCCGTCAATTTTAAACCATTCAATTTTTTTATCAGGACCGGGCTTTATGTCAATTAATCCTTCGCCCCATTCGCTGCTAAGTATTACTTCTTCAATCATTTTTTCTATTTTAGTACCTGGAGCAAAAGTAAATTCTCTATTAAGGGGATCAATTGACATGCTTCCTCTTTTGTAAACATTATTTTCCCAAACAAGATTATCAACTCCAAAAGGACTAGTGCCTTTTGTTTGAAAATTGTCAGTTATTAGACTACTTCCAAACTGATTAGAATTTGGATTTATTATTGTGGGCCGAGTAATGGGCCCAGATTGAACTGGAACACTTTTAGCTGGTGTTATACTGCTAGGAACTTCGTCGTAGGTGCTACCTGGCTGGCCTAGGGGTATAACTTGATCTTCAGGAGATAATGCACCAAAATTAGATGATTTATCTTTATTGTTAGTATTTTCAATTACTCGTCCCGAGCCGCCAAATGCATCTAAATTATTGTCTGTAGGATCTATTCTTTTACCATCTAGTAAATACGATCCGCCGCCTGTTAATTTGTTAAATTCGTCAACTTCTTTATTTGAAGATTGATTTAATTTAGTTTTATTAACTGTAACTTTGTTTTTATTAAAAGGTACAATATCTTCAGGAGATAATGCACCAAAATTACTAGGATTTGTACTTGCTCCTTGTATTACAGCACTTTGTCCGTCAATACTTGATTGTACTTGAGTAGGATCTTTTGGAAATATAATGTAATATTTGTCTGCAACTGTTTTTTCATTTTTTGAAACTCTGTTTAGTTCTTGACTATTTAATAGTGCTTGTAAACTATTTTCGTTTAAAGATAAAACTTCATCAACTGACTGACCTTTAATTTTTACATCTGTCTTAACTTCTTGAAATGTATCTGTAAACACCTGATGATTTGCAGGTATTGCTTGAACTTGATAATTTGAGCCCGAAGCAGTAGCGTTAAATTTAAGATCAACAATTTTAATAGCAAAACTGTGTTTAGGCAAAGTTTTAGTAGTATCAGTATCAGTGTGTCCGATAAAATCAACTGTTAGTAAAAAAGGCGATTCCATTGCACCTCCTCTAAACCCAGCCTCAAGTGCTGCAACATTTAGTGTTTGAAAAAACAACCCAATGCTATACGGTTCGCTAATAGTAAATGACATTTGAGTGGCTTCTGAAGTGCCTGTGCCGCCGTTCGGAATTACTAATCCTTCTATATTTAAATCATCAATAAAGTATTCTACGTTTATTCCTAACTGTTCTTCGGTATATGTTTGTATATTTCCACTACCCGCAGGTGTTCCGCCTGATCTTGCAATAACCAATCTTTCAGAATCTAGATAATTGCCCGAATTATATTCTTCTTTTGTAACTGCCGATAAAGACAATCTATAATTGTACAATCTAAACTGATTTAATGGATTAGGTTGTAAACTCATTTTATGTTCCTATTACAGCTGATAATAAGCTTTTTTGAGGCAAGTATATACTAGTTCCTGCTTTAAAATCAAAAATTGGATCTTTTAATACGTCCATATTCCTTACAGAAAATACCCACCATAATTTAGGAGTTCCATATAAATCAAATGCTAATAAATCAGGACGATATGTGTATTGCGGTTTTATTTCGTATATTATATCGGTATCTTGTGCTGGAATACTTCTCTTTTGATACAATCCTAAATGATTTGCTTGTTCAAAAGGCGTAACTTTCCAAGGACTGGTGTTAGAGTACATTATATTATTCCTTTATTTGTTCCAATATAGTGTCCTTTAGTAAATTCATCTAAACTAAAGTTTGAAACTTCGTTCCGACTGTATGTCGGAGATACTAATATATTAAATCTTCCTAAAGTTGGCACATATGAATACGTTGCAGAGTCGTTATTAGTAAATTTTCCAGTTCTAGCTGAAAATGTAACCGAGCCTGGTGCAACAGGAACTTTAATGTAATCAACATTAGCAGGAAAATCAACAGATACTTGTTTTACAACTACTGGAACTTTGTTATATATAACATCTCCGTATCCACTTAGATATACCAAAGGCGGAGGTGCACCTGAATTTGACGACTTACCATAAAACATTTTAGTTACTGCACGTAAAAACATAGTCGAGGCTATCCAATATTTTCCGTCAGCTTCATTTTCAACTGGCCATTCAGCACTAATTGATATATCATCAACTGAACTATTTTCGTAGGTATTAAAAGCATAATTACTATGAGTAGGATGTACTGTATTATAATTTGCACTATGAGCAGCAACAACTTGCGGAGTTGCTGGAAATACCATTGAATTACCAGATGTTCGTAACGGTGCTAATACTGAATTATTAGCTTGGAAGAATTCAATACCTGTTGGTAGATGTAATCTTACTCTCCAATCATTACTCGATGTTTGACTAGTTGGAGTAATTGGAGAATATGTAGCTGTATACTGAGCGCCTGAAGGTAATCCTATCATTCTGCCATGACTAACAAACGACTTACCATCTGCAATATTTTCAAATGTATTTTTTATTGTATTTGCAGTATTTGCTACATTTTTAACGTCTCTGACCACAGACCTAACTGTTCTTAAACCTTTAACTATTTTAGATAAACTCATTTTATACCTACTCTCCAGTGTATTTAGTTGACAAAATTAAGTACATATATTATAATAAATATAGTAGGAGATATAATGAAAAAAGTTAATTATTTAAACAACAAGGATATCCTGTTAGAGATACATAAATCAAAAAGTTCATTTTGTAGTTACATAGACGAGTCATATGCAAACTTTGATATTATTTTGCCAGCAACAGACAACATTAATATACGAACTATTGCAGAAGCTAAACGAAACAAAGCAAAAAAACTTACACAAAAAATATTCGAAGGGCATAAAGCCCAAGGAAAGAAAGTAAAACTAGCTGAATGCGAAGTTGACTATAGAAAAATTACAAAAGAAGAACTAATCTTTCGAATTATGACATATGATCATATTCCAGACGAGTTTGGACGAAAGAAAACTCCTAAAACAATTGCAGATACTAAAGTTAAATTAAATTTTCCACCTTTTCAGCATTATAAGTTTGACGAAAATAATGAACTGCAATGTGTTGGTAAAAGTCACTGGATTGAAGGGATGGAAAATGGATACTTTTCAAAAGATCACGGAAGAGCAACAAATAAACTAGCAATGATGTGGATCAAACTATGTGAAAGATATGCTACTAGAGGCAATGTTCGAGGTTATACATACAATGACGAAATGAAGGGGCAGGCTATATTACAATTATCACAAATTGGTCTTCAGTTTGATGAATCGAAGTCACAAAATCCATTTGCTTATTATACTGCGGCTGTTA